CTGTCCGTCAGGAGTTCCGGGAGAATGTGCCAATGAAATTGGCCAAAACATTCAAGACTGAACTGAGTGATGACACTTGGACAGAACTGAATCGTGCAATGGGTAAGACTGACATGGCAGCTTTGGATATGCCATTCACTGACATTGTTGAGTTGGTTCGCAACAAGGCACAGACTGCCCGTGAAATCAAGTCAAGGGAGGATGCAATCCGGGCAGAAGTTGGTACTGCTGCAGGAACATACTTGCTCAAGTCCAAGCAACTTGCTAACTACATGAAGACAGGTATTGTCGGCAACAACTTGTTGCGTAATGCTCATGCGATTGCTTACCTTATCCAACGCAAGCCAGCCACTCCAGCATTGATCAAGAACATTGATGAACTGGTGTCTCTCTATGCTCTGCGTGACATGGAACAGAATGAGCGTGATGCGTTTAATTCCTTGGTTCAAGATGAAGGTCTGGAATTCACCTTCATGTACCTGAAGCAACAACGTGCTGATGAGACTGCCAAAGCTCTGCAACATGATGGTTCTAAGTACAACCACTACAAGGGTTACATCCCCTCGGTGCAATCTTCAGGTATGTCTCTGATTGTGGCTGATGACACACAAGATGCACGACTGAAGGCTATGAGTTATGTGCGTGTTGGTGATTACACTGGTGCTGGTGCTGAAGGTACAGTATCCAAGCGTGGTTACTATTTCAACAATGCACCTACTCGTGGAACATTTAACCAAGGTATCTTGCAGAATGTGAACATCACTGCCAATGGAGTGAGTGCAACACACGGCTTTACACAAGGTCTGACTGCTGGTGTGATCACTGATCCAATCTATGTAACCAAGTTGTTCAAGCGTATCAATGCTGGTGCTGAGAAGGGAACCAATGAACATCTGATGCCGATCTTTGATGAGTTGGGAGGTGTAATTGCTTATGAGCGTTCAATTGATCCTATTCAATTGGAACGTCTACAGAAAAATGACAAGCTACATCAGATGCTTGGTGTGTGGCGTGGTCGCCAGATTGAAGAAGCAATGGCCAATGAAATCAACAACAAGTTGGTTGATAACATGGTGGAGATGTACTCAAAGGATAAGAAGGCTAACCGTGGTTCAGAGTATGTGAATATCTTTGATCCAAAGGACAAGATTCTTGCTGATGCTTTGAAGTTGATGCCTGCTGACGTGCGTAATTACATGATGTCAGCTACGGGAAATACAGATGAGTTTTGGGTCCGTCGAGATATGGTGTTTGATGCTTTTGGCTACCGTACCGCATCAGTAGGTGATGCTTGGACTGGCAATAGTCGTTTCTCTGATGAGACACAAGAAGTGTTCCAGAAAGTTGCTATTGGTGTGATGGGGAATCAAGCTTTTAGTCGGTTACTTGCGACTGAGAAGTTTGTTCAGGGCTTCATGGCTGATGCCCGTACCACGATTGTTGTGAAGTCTGTCATTGTTCCAGCACTGAACTTAATATCCAATTTGGGACAATTGGTTGGTCGTGGAGTACCAGGGAAAGATATTCTTCATAAGTCTCCTACCAAGATTGCTGAGATTGAGTCTTATGTGAAGAGTCGTATTCGTCAGGTTGATGCTGAAGCTGAACTACGTGCAGCCAAAGGAACCAACGAAAAACTCAAGCTAGAAGCTGAGATTCAATCCTTACAAGATGCTCAACGCCGTTTGACGATCTGGCCATTGATCGAAGCTGGTGAGTTCACAGCAATCTCTGATGTGGGCTTGACCCACGATGACCTTGATCTGAGCCAAGGACGTTGGCACCAATTCATTGAGAAGAAGGTAGACAAACTTCCTGAAGTTGTTCGTAATGCTGGTCGGTACGCATACATCACCAAGGACACTGCGTTGTTCCAAGGGCTGCAGAAAGCTGTTCAGTACGGTGATTTCTTAGCCAAGGCAATCATGTATGATGATATGGTGATTCGTCAGAAGAAGACTCCTGCTGAAGCACTGGCACGGATCACTGAAGAGTTTGTGAACTATGACCGTTTGCCTGGTAGATTCCGTGGGTATCTGGAGCAAATGGGTATGCTTTGGTTCTACAACTTCAAGTTGCGTTCAAGCAAGGTAGCCATCAGCATGATGAGGAATAACCCAATTCATGCTTTGATGTCAAACTTGATGCCTGTGCCTGATGTATTTGGTCCCGTTGGTTCCCCACTGGAAGACAATTTCTTGGCCAAAGCAGTGAGCAATACTTTAGGTTACTCAATTGGTCCGAACATGGGATTCCGCGCACCAACAATGAATCCTTGGTGGCAGATGATTAATTAATGAGATATATATCATGGATTTAAACCAATTTAAAACACTCAACAGTTTTGGTAACAACAATGCTGTACCAAATAGGGCAGCAATGGAGTTAACCAATTTACAAATTGGTGCTAATCGTTTGGCTCTTGCTCGTGGTTCACCAGAAGATATAGCAGCTTCTGCAGGGGAGCATGAAGCTTTTGCTCGTTATGCTGTGAATAGGAATCTAATAATGGCTCCAGCATTGGCAGTTGCAACACCGTTATATGCTCTGGCTAAACTTGCAAAAGAAAACTCAACAATAGCTGGAGATTTTCTAAATCGTACTGGCTTAGTAAATTCAGATGCCACCCCACCATCTATGGCGCAAGTAATGGCTGGATGGGGTGGTATAGCTTCAGGTCTTGGTGATAGGGCGTTGCAAGCCAAGCAGGGTGTGCTTAACTTCTTTGCTCCAAACCAACCCACACGCTAAGAACAGCGACAAAGATGCGGGAGCATTAGCTTCACGCATCAGTTCTAAGGTTGTTGGGTTCACAAGGAACCAATAAACTGCATAACAACCGTCTACAGACCACCACATAAAGAAGATGGCCAAGGGCCACTTCTTATATTGGTGCAGGACAAACGCATCAAATACGTAGGTTGCTGTCATGTATGTGAAAGTAGCCATGATGATGCTGATGAAATAGTCCCAGTCTGGGTAATCCCAGATGGTTGCACCTACTAAAAGTAGAAACAATCCAACTACAAAAGTAATGTTTTTCCACACTAAGTGGTTTAACCAGATAGCTTTAATAGTTGACATGCTTTTCTCCTATGCGTTAATGGCAGGACAAGACCAGTCTTGTCTACATGAATAGGCGGGGCAGCTAGACTTATCGTCCCGGCAGGAAGTGGTTCCTGTGATCGGCACTGCCGACAAACACTGAGGCGTCTTGCAAAGTGTTACAGGGTCAATCTTCTTGGCGTGCTGCCCCAGAAATGGACGGGCTTCGCTCCCGATAGAACCCCTACTTGAGAGCTTGGGTCTAAGCTCATACCGAGTGCAAGCTCAGTACTGAATTTAACTGTTCGTCAGTTACTCGTCTGGTGTTATTACGGGGGTCCAAATAACCCGCACCGTCTATTCCGATGTGTCTTCTGTATTATGCACGAAAGCATAAACAACTACGCCTAGAACCAAGATGATTGCTATGTATGGTGCACTAGCAATGATGGCTGCAGTGATAGCAAGGACAGCAGCCATCACTAGTACTAGGTACAGGATGGCTCTCATGCTGATTACTCAGGCTTCTTCAGAGTACCAAAGAGGGGACGACGCACAGAGGAGGTAGCTTCAACTGTAGTTTCCTCTTTGGTTTCAGGAGCAGCTTCTTGCTGCTCACTTTTAGTAGCCACAGGGGCATCTTCTTTAGTCACTGGTTCCTCTTTGGTTACTGACCGTGAAACTACCTTGATAGGTGCCTCAACCGGTACAGGCGTAGGGATAACTGCAGCAGGTACGACAGTCTTAGCAGGGATAGCCGTACCAGACTTGACGATGTCCACAGTAGCCGTGAAACCATCAAGACCACGACCGGCTCGCAAGTCGATGGTCATGGTGTTGCCCTCTTTAATGTTCATGATGCCATGAACATATTCAGCAATGGCAGCTTCAAGTTCAGATTGTGGAAGGATGATTTGCATATTGTTTCCTAAATGGATTTAATAATCCGCATGATATTTAAAAATGCTGGCGTTTGCACACCAGCGTGAATAGCAGCTATAGCGTCGGCTACATGTTCTGCCTTGGCAACTATTTTCCCATTGTGATATGGGAAATTAGCTGTTGGATACTCCAATAATGCCTGTTGGATCATTTGAGATTTTGTTGCTACTGGATCACCAGTGAATGTCTTCTTTACTTCAGTGGCAGTCACTTCAATAATCGGTATGCCCAATGCTCTAATAGAACCAAGGATGCCTACACACACACCGTATGAGGCCATTGCTCTTGCAGACTGTGAGCCTACTGGCACCTCAACAAATATTGCTTTGGCCTTCCTTGCAATAGGGAATGCAGCATCACAAATCTGTTGAGCCAAAGACAGGTCTTTAGAGTTCTGTCGAACTTGTTTACCTGTTGGGTCTTTGGTTTCAATCAATGTCAACACGGGTGTGTCAAGGAATCCTGTCTCTAGGTCAAGGATTGCTTCCGCAATACCCCAATTACGAAGTGATGGGTCAAACCCAGCGACAGGAATTTTCATCAGGCTTTCTTACCGAACAAAGATTTCTTGGGTGCACCAGAAGCAGATGGAGCAGTACCCGGTGCAGGTGGTTTACCTGACGTAGCAGCATGGCCACCTTTTTTGTTGCGACGATCACGGACTTTGCCCACACCATTTTCATCAGTGTTGGCTTCAACCCATTTGTGATAGAACACACCAGCTTCCAAGCCTTGTTCAGCTTCGGTGATGGTCAGCTTGGTTTCAGTGTGGTAGAACTTTTGCAGTTCGTTCTTTTCCACTTCTTCAGCCGTGTCAACGTAGTTGCCGTTGGCGTCTTTCTCCTGCTTGTTCGTCAATTGTTTTTCGATGGCAAAGGTGATGGGCTTGTCAAGCAGACCAACCAGCACAGGCACGGCAGTAGGGACTTCTTTCTTTTGATCAAAGTCGTAGATGCTGATGATTTTCTCTTCAACATCTTGGCTGGCCAAAGGTTCTTCAGTGGTCAACATGCACAAGCTGTCAATCATGCTGAAGCCCATAAGTGGAATCTTCTTACTGTCTTTGACGTAGAAGTTTTCACCCTTACCGTTAGTAATGAGAATTTGCTGACGGTACTCACGAGAACCAACAGCCAAAATCAGGGCAATGAATTGTGCACCTGATTTGTAGCTGCCAGCATAAGCCATCTTGACACGGCCATCATAAACGCCAGTGTCCCACAGGCCACCGCCACCGATACGATCTTCTTGCTTTTCGAGGCCATCAGACGAGAGATTTTTAAAAAATGACATGGTAGTTTCTTTCTTTCTTGGTTCAGGGTTAATTTACTGATCGTCTGCATAGAATTCATGCAGCTTATTCAGCACGAGTTGACAATCATTGTCGATGAAGGTTTGAGCACGAGTGAACAAACCCATTGGGCCACGAATTCTTTCACCAACTGTTTTCTTAGTCAGTTGAGTTTGGAAAACGTGTTTGTAGCCTTGAATCTCATCATCAGGTGTGATGGGAAGCAAGTCATTGGCGTAGTCTTTCAACTCCTTCAGGGGAAGGCGTTTACAAGACACAATGCAAGAGAAGTAAGCTTCAATGCCCACTCCTTTCAGAGCACCCTTCACAGGGATAAATGTCCGGGTGTCCAGTGTCTTTTCATCTGTCTCGTCTTTGACGTGAGCGGTAAAGATCACAGGCTTACCGAATTGAGGCACAAGTTCTTGCATCAGAGTTTTGAAGTACTGTTGATAGTCCCCCCATGCTTTCATCGTGTTAGCTGCTCTGAGCACATACTGAGACTCATACATTTCCATGAGGAAAGTTAGGGAGTCCACGATGATACCGTCAACATCCTCACGATTTTCAATTGCCTCCTGAAAATATGAATGTATTTCCATTGGGTCAGTGATTGTAATACGGTTGAACCTGTTTTTAAATGGCAAGCGTTTACCGGATTCACAGTTGAGATAAACCCAACGATCTTGATTTTGAATATTGCGAAGGCTGGCACTTTTACCAGTGGATGAATATCCGACTACTGCAATGAGTTGGTCATTTGGTACGACATCTTCTATCATATATTTCCTAAAGTTTAGAACCAAATAAAAGAATAGCTTATTTTCCAGCTATCTTTTTGGCTACTGTTTGCATAATTGTGCTCTCTATTTCTGTTACTGCCAGTGGATTATTCAGCTTCTTGTTGAAAGCCAATACTTGTTTCTGAACTTCATAGAAGTCCATGCCACCATCCACCAGTGTCAAAGCAAACTTGACCATTTGGTTATTACGATTGCCAGTAGCAATACGTTGAGCAAACCAACGCTCAAGGTTGTCCATTGATTCAACCTTCTTCATTTCAGACTTGAACTCTTCATTCTTGGCAGTCTTCGGGATGAATTTCAGTACATCAAACAGTTCGCCCTCAAGGTTGTAGTGATACGTTCCCTTCTCACATGAAGTCCACTTACGTGACCGCTGGTTAGCTTCCTCATCTGTTTGGAAAGGTAGCCACTCAACGATTGCATTCATGAACTCACGATAATCATCAGCATCAAGTTCCAAGTGATAGTTCATTGGAATGATCAGACGGAAACGATTCTCTGCTTCAGTGTGTCGTTTGGTGGTGTAAGTCATGAACTTGTACTCCTTGAACAGGTCATGAACCATGCTCAAGGGTGTACCACCATCAACATCAATTACGATCATGTTGAATCCAACAAGAACATTCTCTTCAGCACGGTGGCCGTTCTTGAATGAGTGATTGGTCCAGTGCAAGTCTGGTTCCTGAGTCATCGTATGCAGTTGATCAAAGGGTGCAACAACTGGTTCATAGTGATAAGCAAAGTGTTCACTGTAGGCCAAGTGCATCTCTGCAATGTTTGTTTCCTTCAGAGTCTCACCTTTGTAGAACTCAATACCGTCCACGTAGGTCTTCTTGATGAGGATGTGCTGCTTGTAGCCCCATGCTGTAGCCAAGCTGATCATCTCATTGCGTGCTGCACTACCAGTCTTGTAGAAAGGTAATGCTTCATGTAAATCAGCATGGGTTAAGTCTGTACCTTCAGCAGCAATGTATTTGGCCAACTTCACGTAAGTCTTCTCACGATTCAGTATGGTCTGAAATGCCTGACCAGATTCTTCAACAAGCAGAATTGCCTGTTTCAAATTGATCATCTCAAGTTTGTTAGAGCCATCAATGAATGCGTATGCACCAGCCAGCTTCAATGCTTTGAAGTAACGGTGAGACAGTTCAGCTTTCTGGATTTCCCTGTGGTCAGCCAAAGCATCTGATACTTTTTCACAGTTCATTTTGTAGCGAATCAATTCAACAGCTACGTCATCTTCCACTTCGATTTCCCAACCGAAGCGGGCAGGGTCAGCCAGTGTATGAAAGTGGTTGGCCCACTTAGCCACGATGGTAGAGTTCTGAGGTTGAATCAGCTTCTGATAACTCTCTTCAGGTGTCTGAGTATGACTGGCCTTTCTGTCTTGGTTCCCGTAGCCAAAAATGCAGCGACGTGCATAGCCTGTATCCAACATACTGTAGAAGGCATCTTCAGTAGAGCCACCATCCAGCAGTTTGGCGGGAGTGCCAAACAGCAGCATGTTGGTTGGTGTCTTACCGTCAATTTCTTCATCACGTTGGCTGTCGGCTGTGTTCTTGGTCAGCTTCTGTTTCACGATACCTTGGTCATACAACTCAAGGTACAGTTTCAGCAGATCATCCGAGCTTTCAAGATTGGAACCAATCTCATCAACCTGCATATTGATGGAGCCACAGTTGGCCATCAGCAACTTGTTACGCAGTTGCTTCACAGCAGGCGTAGTGCCAGAGTCAAAGGTAAATGGGTAAGCACCAGCACGTTTGAACGCACTGGATACCTTGTCAAATTCCTCTTGAGGGTCAGTGCCGTTACGTGCAGCTTTGTCATTGGCAATGTCCCACAGGTTCTTTTCAGCTACTGTGGGGAAGGTATCCTCCATGAAGCGTTTTTTAAATCCAGCAAGGAGTTCGTTCTCAAAGATGTGAACAGAATGGCCTTTACCAAATCCAGAAGTTGCCAGAGCCAACGCGTAGATATTGACAGGAATTTCACCACGATCTTTGGTGAGGACCGTGGCACGCATTGCTGCAGCCATCTTGCCAAAGAAATAAGCTGCTTCGGTACGGAAAAATCCTTTGTCCGTATTAGAAGTTTTAGCACATAAAACTTCTACTATTTCCTCCATAGCTGGATGGTGGCTCGTTCCGGTAAGATCAATCATATTATTTTCCTAAGGGTTAAAGTTGTAGCGATCCTTCTGCTTGCATACTTCAAATGCAGGGCAATATCCACATCTCTTTGGTTCACCGGGAATGGTTTTAACAATGCCTACTTTTTTGGTAAGGCAGTGCAAATTGGCTTCAGCCAACGAATCAAAGTTCTTTGTGGACTTGCCACTTGTTTTGGCAGGGTCAGCATAGTACTTGTATGCTGGTTCGCTCATCCAGAGTTCTTCTGGTGTGCACTCAGGCATGTCTTTCTCGTCAGCTTTACCATACTTGTCCAGTAGGCCAAGTTTGTTCTCAACCCATTGCTGGATTTGTACTGGCTCAGTGAGTACCAAGTTCTTGGCCATAAGCCTTGAAGGTGGATACTTTGGATTCTGTGCAGCAGATGACTTCATCCAATCAGTGAAGACAAAGTTAATGATGCCGTAGTCTTCAGTGATCTTGTCTTGGTTCAGCCATTTGTATAGGCTCAACTGCAGACGATAGTCTTCAGTACGATTGCCGTACATCCAAGAGTAAGCAGACGTGGATTTGTAGTCTTGAATGATGCCGTCAGCAACTAAGTCAAACTTGCCACCGAGAGTCCACTTGCCCACATCTTTCATGGTTCGTTGTTCAGTCCATAAAATAATAGGGTACTGAACCAAAGAAACTTGTTCAGGGGTAGGATTCACAAGAATGCGTTCGATCACATCTTTGGGATAACCAAGCAGACGCAATGCTTTGGGCATATTGGTATTGATGGCTTTCTCAATAGAGTCATGCAAAGCAGTACCCATACGAGAAGCAATCAGATCAGATATGTCAAAGCTTTTGCTTTCAGCAGGCACACGTTGAGCCAAGACAATCTGCTTGATTGGTTTCATCAACGTGGTCACGCTGATGTAATTGGGGTTGTCGATGTAGTCATACTCATCATTGAGCAACCAAATGGCCATTGGTAAAGCAATGTCTTGATTGTTAGTAATTTTCATGTTGACCTTTTGTAATGAAGTAAGGATGCAGTGGCGTAGTGAACACGCTTCTCAGCGTCGTACAGTGCAGCTTGTCCGGGTTTACCGTTGCCCAGACGGGCAGCAGCAGTACGCCAGATAGCTTTGAATTCACAACCCTCATCAAACGTCATGTTCAGAGCACGAATGATGTCTTCACATTCTGCTTGATATGGTGCTTGAGTTTCACGTTGAGGGTGTGGCACCTGTACCAAGTAGTAATTAACTTTGCTACCAGTTAATTTGGTTGGTTCAGGTGTTGGTATTTCTGTTTTAGTAGCTTCAAACATTTTATTTGCCGCTTCTTGATATAGCACTTTGTTTGCATCATTAAGGTCGGTGAGTTCTTTAATATTTGCAAGAAATTGAATTTCTGGAGGTGACATATCCTCTATAGCCTTGCGTACAAAACCACCATCTTTAGTGGGTAAATAGGCAAATCTTTCCATTACTGCACCGGGGCCAAGTTGAGATTGTTGAATTCGTTCTCAGATTGAAGTCCGAGAGAGACAATGTTCAGAATGATCACGTCAGCAATTTCAATGGTGTTGTCTTCAGTCTTGACACGGAAGTGGTGCTGCAGCACTTGTTGAGCTTCATTCAAAGCAGCGACACCCAAGACTGGGCTATCCGAAGTGATGATGCCATTTAGGGTGATGATACCCATAGGATTTGATCCCTTGGCTCCACCATCGACTTTGTAGACTACATTGCCTGCAACGAGGAAGTAGTGTTTTTGACACAGAGTTTCAGAAGCTGTCATAAGATTTCCTTGTAGTAAAAACAGAAAAGGAGCTAAATAGCTCCTTGGGGTTAAGACGATGAACGTCTATTTTAGAGTGAATATGCTGGCACAAAACATGATCATTGCGGTGATTTTTTGATCAAATGCAAACAATGCTATAGCAGCGGAACCAAACAAAATAAAGAATACGGGGTTCTTTTTGATAAAGTGCATCATGACATTGCTTTCGAGACTATGGCAACGATTTCGTCTTCAGTGGCATTGTTGGGAATGCCAATTTCATCCTTCCATGTTGGATAGAAAATGGACAGTTCACCACCTAAACCAACTGTAGGATGGTAGATGTCTGGGTGTTTATTCCAGTTGACTTCACGCACAAGATGTTTATTTAAAAACATCAGTGCATCTATGTCATCACGAATGAGTGCATAACCAGCATCATGAATTTGAGCACAAGGACGGATAGCTTCAGCATACTCACTGGCACGAACAATCTTCATGGTTGCTGCCCATGCACGAGAGTTCAATAAACACCAACTTTGTCCAAGAGCATTTCCAGCAGTACGTCCTTCGGCTTCTGCTTCTCGAGGTGTCTGACGATTGCCACGAATAACTTGAGCCAGTAATGGAGTACGCACACGTAATCCAAATGCACCAGTGATATAACCATCTTTAGAAGCATGGTCTAACTTGTCTTGAACCCAAGCTGTACTTGCTGTATATAACGAGTGGTAATTCTTTTCAATGCTGCGTGCCATTTCTGGGGTAAAGCCACAGTTCTTAACAAGTGTTGACCATGTGCCCAAATAAGTAAGTGCAAATGTTGGGGCTTTACTGTCTTGGCGATATTTCTTATAAAGATCAGCAACAGAGTTAATGCGGTGAACATCGTGTTGACTGACAGTTATCTCTTCAGGATTAGTCAGTGGTTGGTCAATGATTAACATTTGTCTCCTTGGTTCTGGAACCAACAAAACAAAACCCGGAATTAACCGGGTCTTGTTTCAGGTTTAAATTGTGCAGATTCCTGCTACACAAGCCATTTCTTGTGAGCCTTCAGTCTGGTCGTCTAGTTCAATGAACTGATCCCAGTTGATCGTACCGGGGTACTTGGCTAAGAATTCTGTGTACTCTTCTTTGGTGATTTCTTGGAATGGTGCTTGACGGTAAGTGCCGTTGTCATGAGGCAAAAAGCTCACACCACAGACTTCATCAAAGTGTTTGTACACCCATGCACCAGCTTCCAGCCACTCATGGTCTTTGACGTAGATGGTTACTGATGGTTTGTGCTCACACCAATGACGTTGGAACATCAACCAATGTTCCAGTTGCTGTACAGCGGTACGATCATCTCGCATCACTGCACCAGTAGGAGACTTGACTACGAAACTGAAGATAGTTTCACTGTCTGGTTTGGTCAGACTTGGTTCCCAAGCAATGCCTTGTTCTTTGAGGAATTGAGTGATGGGGTCTTTGTTGTCTTGGCGATAGGTACGAATGTAGTACTGACCAAAGCGAGGATGTAAGCCACCTGTACCAGCATTCACCAGTTGAGCAACAGTACCAGAGGGCTTATTGCAAGTGATGGCCACAGATACGTTGACCCCAAAGTAACTAGCCCATTCAGTAGCCACAACACGAGCATGGTCACGTAGAGTTTCCAGCCAGTCAATTGCCGTGTCATTGACATTGTTCAGAATTGGGTGATCCATCACACCTGTCATAGACACACCAAGCAGACGTTCTTCTTCACAGTTACGTTGCAGTTCTGGATCAATACCTTTGAAGTCTGTCAGAGTTGATTGATAGACACCCATGATGGTTGCTGCAGTAATCTTCTCCATCAAAGTTTCAAGAGTATCGTGTGCACGAACCACAGCTTCAGTCAGGTTGCACATCTGATTGGAGCGAAGCAGAATCTCGCTGCAAGGGTTGCAACCATAGTCATAGTCAGCAGAGCGACGCCCCCAACGAGCAGCTTGCTTTTTAGCAGCAGCACGATTGAAGATGCCACGTTCACCAGACTTGGACTTAATCAACGACAGCCACTCAGTCATGAAAATTTCAATTTCAGGACGTTCTGTGTACACAGCAGAGTTGTTGGCCAAACCACGTTGACCATTAGAAACCCACCATTGACCTTCTTTGGCATCACGCATACGTTGGTCAGATAGATTGCTCAGACTAATCAATGCACTGCGACGAACACCGCCGACCACAACAATGTAAGCGATCAGACAACAAATGTCATGCACTTCCAGTGATGTGAGTTTCCGCCCAGCAGCATATACGAACAGATTGCTCACAAAATCAAACAGACGTTTTAATGGTTCTGGTCCAGAAGCACGACCACCAAAAGTTTTGAGGCGTGCACCCTTTGGACGAATCCTGGAGTAGTCTACTTTTGGTACTGCACCTTGGTAGAGGTAGCGAAGCAGAATGCTGAAAGCATTGGCCCAACCTTCTTTGGAATCCTTGACTACGATCACATCATCAGTCTTGGTGATGTTGTCTGGGATAGTGGGCAACTTAGTAATCATCTGGCGTTCACAGGAGAATCCTACCCCAGTGCCATGCAATAAGATCAGTAACATATCACTGAACTTGCGTACTTTGTCTATAGCGACGTATGCACAGTTATAAGATGAAATGTTGTTACGCTTAACTGCTTCACCAGCAGTCATCAGCAAACGCATTGAGGGCATAGTTTCCAGTGTGCAAACTTTTGACTCAAGATTTGGTACAGTTTCTAACCATTTGGTTAGTGCCTGTGGATGCTTCTCAGCAATGTGTTCTTGAGCAAAGCTGAAGTAACGCTTTACAGTCTCCTCCCAAGACTCACGGCGTTGCTCCTTATCAAGATAGCGTGCGTACTTGCTCTTAGCAATGTACTCTTGTTGTGGCGTATCAAAGATGGTTATTTGTTGGTTCATGTTATACATAGATAAAAACATCCCATCACAAGGATGTAAGTTGAACAGACAGTAGCTGATATAACTCAGCCCCTGTCACCTTCTTTCCCATGTACATAATGGTTTCCTGTTCATGGAAATAGATTTCTTTGGTTCCAAGCAAGGCTTTGTAGCATTTAGCCCCTGAAGGAGCACGCTCAATATCTGGCATTAATTCACCAAAATAAGCTTGTGCTCGTAGACTGTGACCGTCATAACCTTCTTCGTAGACTTGTATCTTGACAGGGTCTTTCGTGGTGAGTGCAGAGATGCGATCTTCAAGACTGGCAAAGTCAAGACCAACAAATAGCCAATTATTGGGCGCTTGAAAACAAGACTTGATTAACTTTGCATACTTGCTGTTGGCTGGTAGGTTCTGCAAATTCGGCTGACTGCTTGATAAACGGCCTGACACTGTACCACCAAGATTGAAGTTTCCGAACAAATAATGCCAGCCATCTGGGCCAAGTGCAGCGTTCTCCATTGCAGGGATGAACCCGGTCAGAATTTTATTGACTGCTGTGTAGTCAATGAATGCTTCCAGCAGAACCAAGACACGAAAATCCGTGGTGTGGTTCTTCAGTTTGGCGATGGTGTCACCATCCACAGCAGGCTGCTTGTTGTCCGTGTACTCAATGACTGGCAGGCCAATCACGTCATACAGTAGCTCTTGAAGCTGGGGATATGAGTTTGGATTCCAAGCAACATTGTTCTTGGGCTTCAGCAATTCTGCGTCAGCATCGGCCATGTCCACACGCTTCTTCTTGAGTTGAGCATTGCGTTTGGTGATCCATGCAAGCTTGCGTTGATAGGCATACTCTTGAACCAAGACACAATCCGAGATTCGCTTCACAGCAGAATCAAAGTCTTGTTGCAAGATAGCTTTTACTTCAACTACACGAGCCATATTCAATGGCATACCAGTCAGTTGCATTTGAATGATGTCAACAGTCGTGGACTTGAATAGACCTTCATAGATGTCCAATTGCTGTTCAGCAACCATTGTTGGATAGTGCTTGTTATGCACGAACCAAGTGGATAGACCATCAATCAAGTTGTAAGCCAGTAGTTTGCTTGGTTCAATCTTGCAAATGTCCTTTATGTCCTCTTGTGCCCAGTTGCCAGCAAACTCTTGAGCTTGAGTCTTCAGACTTAAGTCATTGCCAGCACATGAGTTGGTGGCCAAGTAAGAGATGAGCTTGGTACATTCCCACTTTGTGAGCATGACCTTGATACCGTCCAATAGTCCGGTGGTATCAATGATGTTCTTCATGAACAATTGGTAGATCAGTACATAGGCATCGTATGCAATGTTGTGATAAATGATCTTGTGTTGCATCCTTCTGAAGAAGTTAGCAAGCAGAGCACGTACCTCCTTGTTGTATCCCTTGGTTCCAAATGGAGCTTCAGTTGCTCCTTCGATGGGAATGTAGTCAACAAGGAAGGCAATGCCTTCAGATTCATTCCAACAGAATGTAATGGAACCAATGCCAGCAATGTGATGCTTGAGACTGAATGCTTCAATGTCACAGGTGAGTGGACAGTCCATAGCAATGAGCTTGTCCAACCAATCACTGATAGTCTGTAAAGTATTAGGATACTCGGCAAACTTCACAATGTTGTCACCGGGAGCTTTGTACTTGCCTTCCAGATGATTGGCCAATGAGCGCATAGCTGTCTCAATCTTTGGTTTGGCTTTGTCTGGGTCATAGAACACAGACTTGTACGATGGTGCATAGGCCACATGAATGTTTGGATCGTAAGCACAAGGTAGGACGTAGCCTACATTGGTGTCCACTTTCATTACACCAGCCAAGACTTTGAAGTACTCTGCGTCAGTGCAGAGTACATAGCTGATGTTCTGTTCCTTGAGTACAGGCATCAACTCTGTTTCTGTGTACTCTTTGAGCACAGCTTTGGAAGTCTTCTTGGTCTTGAGGTCTTGGTACAGACTCAATGCCATGAAAGCATCTTCATCTAAACCAAATGGTTGAAGGTAGGTCTTCTTGATTTCCTCCCTGTTCAAATAAACAGAGAGGATGCAGACTGTCTTGGTGGCGTTAATGTCACCAAACATAATGTGTTGCATCAGAGTGCCAATCGTAGTGAGATAAAGTAATGAAGTAACTTTTCTGATGAAGCCCAGTTCTTGCGAACCATGTCAGGGCATTGTCCCAGAGCATTTTCAAATGGAATTACACGAGGTCCAAACTTTGTAGGCAGAATAGTTTTGAGGCAGTCTGGTAAACCATTCTCCACACCATTCAATTCTACTATTGGAAGCAATGCTTGCCAGATATTTTGAATCTCCCGTTTGCTGTCCTTCAGCATCTTGAGATTCTCTTGCATTTCACTCAGCAAGCTAATATCAAGTGTTGGTGCTCCACGCATGGGTGTGTTGATAGATGCCAACTTATAAATGACACCTTCAAAAATGAACATGTGCCTTGATGCTTCAGTTTCGTTCCTGTTCTTCTTGATGAGTGCTTCAATACTGCGTTGGAAAGCTTTGGTTTCTGGTT